TCTATAAGGGCTATATTTTCGGCAATCCGATTGCCTACACTCAGCATTCTCTTGAGGAAAAGCCCACCAAAACGGTCGAAAACAGCACCGTCGGCATTTCGCTTCTGAGTAAGATGTTCCTTGAGGAATGCAAGAATGCCAAAGATCAGGAACTTGTCAAGGATATTTTGACATGTGGTGTGGGTTATCGCATGCTTCTCCCGAAAACGAATAAAAGCCGTTGGGAAATTTCTCCGTTCAGGTTGGTTCAGTTAGACCCTGCTAACACATTCCTGATTCGCGGCAAGGGCATTGACCACAAACCGCTTGCAGGTGTTACGTACTACCTTGACAATGACACGATTCCGCATTTCACGCTGTACACCGACGCCGACGTCTACTATATCGATGGAGAAGCACCGTTCAACCCCAAAGTTACGAAGAAAGCCGACAACGGCATAGGTGTTCAGCCCATTGTTGAGTACAAGCTCAATAGTGACAAGATGGGCATTTTCGAGAAAGCCTTGCCCATCCTCGACGCGATCAACCTCTGCACCTCTGATCGTCTGAACGGCTTGGCGCAATATATTCAATCATTCGTGTGGTTGAATAACGTCGATATTGACAAGGCTGATTTGGAAAGCCTTATTTGCAATATGTTCCTGCTCACAAAGAGCGGCGATGGTTCGGCTCCCGCGAGCGTTCAGTATCTCGCTTCAAATCTCAATCAGCAGTCCGAGCAGGTTCTCAAGGACGATTTGTACGAAACGCTCCTGCGCATTACAGGCGTTCCGAACCGTGAGGGCAACACCGGCGGTGATACCGGTCAGGCTGTCATTCTCCGAAACGGATTTGCCGTCGCTGAGAGCAAGGCGAAGTCAATGGAGCCTATCTTTGAGGCATGCGAGCGTGAGTTGCTGACAGTTGCGTTTAATATTATCGACCGCGACAACGCTCAGGGACTTGAGGAAATCAAAAAGCTTAACCTGTCCGATATTGATATTAAGATCAGCCGCAACCGTACCGATGAAATTCTCACGAAGTTACAGGCGCTCAACCTCGGACTCAATTCAGGCGTTGCTCCTTATGATATGTTCTCTACGATCGGCTTGTTCGACGACCCCGATAAAGTTTATACCAATTCGCTGCCGTATCTCGCGAAGTGGAAGTACGACGACGAGGTGAACGTAAATGACCCCGAAGTCGCCGTATGAGAAAGCCGATAAGCGGCTCGAAAAAATTCTCGCAGAAACAAAAAAGGAATTCAACAAGCATAGGCTGAGGAACTTCACGGGGCACGACGAGCTGAATGTTCTCCGTATTAAGAAGGACGTTGCAAGCCTGTATAAGAAGCTCGACCGTATGAACCGCAAATTCTATCTTGAGATTGCTCAAGAGGTTTATGACGATATATACGCCGAGCAGGGTAAAGAGCCCGACCACATGTTCGAAATAGCTTGGCTCAACGAAATTCTCGACACAACAAACGAAGTTACCGACTTTATATATACGAATGAGGTCAAAAGAAAACGCGACCGCTTCTTTGAGTCGCTTCTCGTATTGACCTACGGAAATTATACCGACGCTGATATCATGACGCTGTATAAGCGCGCCTTTGATGTATGGGCGCGTCAAACAGAACAATATGAGATCAATGTTGTAGATTATTCGAGCCGCGACGCGTACCGAGATCTCGGCATGCAGCGTTTGCGGTGGAATACTCAGCGCGACGGTCGCGTGTGTGCAGAATGTCAGAAGCGCGACGGCGTTATTTATCCTATCAATGCTATCCCCGAGTCACACTGGAATTGCAGATGTTTTCTGACTCCTCCTTAATACTCCTTTTCAGTCGGGCAGGCTTTCTCTTTTTCTCCCTGCCCGACATACCTCGCAGACGAGTGAAACGGATTTCACGCCGGTCTTATTAGCCGGAAATAGCGGGTTCGACTCCTGCGTCTGCGCCCATACAGACAGAGAAGTCTATAATCGCAAACATGTGAGAGAACACCAAACGCAAAAAGGGACAGAGAAGTCGTTAAAACGCAGAAAGGAATTTATGGCAAGGATTGACATTACCAAAATCGAAGGCTACGCAGCCATGACCGCCGAGCAGAAAATCGCAGCTCTTGAGGGATTTGACCTCGAAACGCCCGATTTGTCAAAGTACGTCACGAAAGACCTCTACGACAAGGCAGCAAGCGAAGCGGCAGCATGGAAGAAGAAGGTCAGGGAAAATCAGACCGACGACGAACGCAAGAAGCAGGAGGACAAGGAGAAGGACGAACGCCTCAAGGAACTTGAGCGCCGCGTTGCAATCAGCGACACAACGGAGTCCTTTATTAACAGCGGTTACGACGCGGAGAACGCGAAGAAAGCTGCAACAGCCCTCTTTGACCGCGACGACAAGGCATTTTTTGAGATTCAGAAATCCGTCATGGATTCCGCCAAAGCAGCCGCCGTTGCCGAGAAAATGAAAAGCACTCCCGAACCCCAGATGGGTGAGGTTGGTACCGGCAAGCGCGACTACAACAAGGAAATCGCTGCCGCGCAGGAGAGAGGCGACACAGTGCTCGCCGCAAATCTCATGTCGCAGCAGTTCGCAGAAAATCAGAATAATAACAATGGAGGTAATACTTAATACCCACAGGTTTCATGCAGAGCTTCTCGCTCCCGAACTACAGTGGTCTGCTCTATAACAAGGGCAACACCAAAACCCCGCTTTTAACCGCAATCGCGCCGAGAATGCAGTACACCGACTCCGTTGAGTTTGTGACAGGTCAGGAATACGAAACCGGCGGCGGCGCTCAGCCCGAAATCAGCGAAACCGCTTCACTGACAGCTCCCGACCCTACGTTTGTAACCACCTCGCAGAAAACGAATGTAACTCAGATCTTTCAGGAGTCGTTCGGTATTTCTGACGCGAAGCTGTCTAACATGGGCACAATGTCGGGTGTGAATATCGCGGGTCAGCAGCCTAACCCGAGAAATCCGCTTGATCTCCAGACCGCCGCGAAAATGACAAAGATTTCGCGCGATATCGAGTATACGTTCATTAACGGCGTGTACCAGAAGGCGGCTGCCGATAATCAGGCGAATAAGTCCAGAGGTCTTGTGAACGCGATCACAACCAACACCTTTAGCATGGAAGGCAAACCGCTCGGCTTGTGGAAGGTCGCGGAAATGCTCAAGCTCATGCGCGACAACAACGCCGACACCGAGGGTCTTGTCCTTTGGCTTGATTCGACCTCTCTCTTTCAGATCAACGCTGACGCTTCTCAGAACGGCCTTACAATCGTTCCGTCCGACCGCGTATATAACGGCATTCGACTTATGTCGCTGCTCACTCCTCTCGGTGAGATCTATCTCAGGCTCGGTGAGTTCCTGCCCGCAGGCAAGGTCCTCGTTCTCAATCTGCCTGTTATCAAGCCCCGCGAGCAGCTCACTCCCGGAAAGGGCAATTTCTACCGTGAGGCGCTTGCTAAGACCGGCGCAGGCGAGAAGTATCAGATCTTCGGACAGATCGGTCTTGACTACGGTCCCGAGTTCTATCACGGTATGTTCACCAACGTTTCTACCGAGTTCAAGGCTCCCGCTTCCGCTAAGGCTGTATATATCACTAATGGCGCTGTCGGCACTGTTGAAAGTCCTGCGGAAATCACCGGCGCGACCCTTAACAAGTCAACTGTAGCTGCCGACAATACCGCTAAGGTTGCCGTAGCTTCCACAAGCTATAGCCCGACTCCCGTTACTGCGGCTACACTGTCATATCTGTGGCAGGTGCGTGCTAAGACAGGCACCGTGTGGACTGACCTGACGAACGCTTACACCGGCTACAACACCGCCGAGCTGACCGTAAAGGCGGCCGATGCTGAGAAGCACTACAGATGCAAGGTAACTGCGGCAGGCTCCGCGACCGGTACTGTATACTCCGACGAGTGTACTGTAAACGCCACGGCCTGATCGTAACGAATTAATGAATTGAGGTGATTGAATGGCTTCTTTGGAACAGTTAACTAAATTAAGACGCCGCTTGCCCGACGCAACCGACGCTGAATTGAACGCAGTTCTTGACGACGCCGAGGACGCCATTCTTTCACGCCGTTTTCCATTCTCCGAGGTTCCGACTATGCTCGAGGATAAATACAAGGGCTTACAGATTCGGATTGCGGTTGTGCTTTACAACAAGATCGGCGCTGAGGGCGAGTCGTCACACAACGAGTTAGGCGTTAACCGAAAGTATGAGTCGCTCGATGTTCTGCTCAAAGAGGTAACTCCGAAAGGGGTGGTTCGGTGAGGGATTTGAAACGCAATCAGCGTTTGATTCATTACTCACTCCTTAACGTAACCACGACCGACGGTTGGGGCAACGAGAGCAAGACTTACAGCGAGATTCAGTCAATGCGTATTGCCGTTTCGTCTGAAAAGGGCGACGCAGCGGCTGAGGCATTCGGCAAAGACCTTGACTATGATGTTACAGCGGTAACACATGATATGTCTTGTCCAATAGACGAGTATTCCCATGTATGGATTGACGCGCCGACGGACGCGCCGTATGACTATGAGGTCAAGCGCAAGGCAACCTCACTCAACTGTATAGCCTATGCCCTGAAAAGAGTGACAGTATCATGATTCGGCTCGAAACGAACGTGCCGGACGTTATCGCACGGCTCAGGGAGTATCGAAATTCACTCCATGAGCGCATGAACGAGATTATCAGTCAGCTCGTCGCCGAGGGTGAAATCGTAGCCCGTGCGGAAATCGTTGAAATGGACGCGGTATTCACCGGCGAGCTTGCCAACTCAATAACCTCATTCTATGACGAGCAATCACGTATCGGATTCGTTAGATGCGACGCGGATTACGGAATGTTTGTAGAGTTTGGCACTGGCATTGTCGGCAGTCAGGCACCGTACAGTGGTACGGCAATGGCTGAGATAGGCTACAAATACGGCGGCGGCACTACCTACGTTCAGACTGAGGACGGTCGTGTCGGGTGGTATTTTCCCGCGCGAGATGGCAAGTGGTACTTTACCGAGGGTCAGCCCTCACACCCATTCATGTGGGAAACAGCGCAGATATTGAAACGGCAGGTAATTCCGATTGCAAGGAGGGTATTCGGGACAGTATGATTAATGACGAAACTATTGTTTTTCAGACCGTCGTGGCAGCCCTCAGAACGGCGTACAATGGGATTTTCGTGACAGGCGAGGAATTATCCTCAATGCCGCCGAAATTCCCCGCTGTGACGATTGTACAATCGCAGAATGAAATATTGACCGCTCACTCTACGTTTGATAGGCTCGAAAACGTCGCGGGAGTGAGTTATAAAATAGAGGTTTTCAGCAACTTGCAGAATTCACATCAGCGATTCGAACAGGCGAGAGAAATAGGTGAGCTTATCAGCGACACTATGGTTGGCATGGCATATGTCAGAACCTTCTGCAAGCCTATTCCGAACGCCGACGCGACGGTTTCTCGCAGAGTGCTGAGATTCCTCAAAACTACATTGACAACGGAGGTAATTTAATACCGGAAGTAACAGGCGTATCAACCATAGGCGTAACCGTGTCATGGGCAGTCGAAGCAACAGCAGGCACAAGACCTACAACCGGTTATACAGCACTTAAAAATATCGTCAGCGTTCCCGAGAATAACCCTTCTCCGCAGACGCTTGACACTACTGTACTGACTGAAACAGAGCAGCACACTTCTATCCCCGGACTTAAAGAAGCTGCGAGCGCAATGGCAATCAGTGCGAACGATACTAACGAAACAAGAGAAGCGTGGGACGCGTTTGTAACAGCTGCGAAAGCTCTTACAGGCGGTAAAAAGGCTTGGATTTGCATTCAGACTCCTAACATCACTAACGCAACCTATATCCCCGGATATCCCTCTCCGAGAGGTTCAGGCGCGTATGAGGTCAACAACGTCCTTAAGACAAATCTGTACTTCACACCGACCGGCGCTCCCGAGTTCGCGGCGGCTCCCACCGCAAGCGGAAATCACTAATTAAAGAAAGGACATTCCTATGGCAAAAACAATCAATATTGCTTACAAAGGCAAAGATTACACCCTTGAATTCAACCGTAACAGCGTGAAGGCTCTCGAACGTTCTGGGTTTAATATCGCTGAGATTGCCTCAAAGCCTGTTTCTACAATCGAAACTTTGTTCCATGGTGCTCTCAAAATGCACCACCCCGCAATCAGCCGTGAAAAAGCTATGGATATTTACGACACGCTCAACCACAAGGACGAGCTTGTCAGCAAGGTAGTTGAGCTTTACGGCTCTGTTGTGGAGGAGCTTACAGGTGCGGCTGAGGAAGCAGAAGTCGAGGGAAACGCGAACTGGGACGCGAGCTTCTAAATGAATACGAACGTCCCGAACCGAAAACGCTGACTCAGATCTTTGAGGAACAGTATCCGTTTTTCTTGTCCATAGGAATGTCCTCCGCGGAGTATTGGGAAGGGTCTGCCGACTTGACCCGATACTACCGCGAGGCATTTAAAATGAAGGAGAAGCGCAAGGCGCGTCAAGATGATTACAACGCGTGGCTGTATGGGTTGTATATCCATGAGGCAATTGCTTCAATCTTCTGCTCGTCGGACGAGAAAAAATATGTCTATCCCGATAAGCCTTTTCTTGAGAAAAAGTTGGAAGAGGATAAACTCACTGACGAAGAAAAGAAAGAGCGGCAAATTGCAGCAGAGTTGGCATTTCATAAAAATCTCATGCGTAAATACGGCAAACAAGGCACCGCCGAGAGCTGATGTTGTTATCGGCTTTTCGGCGGTTTTTAATTTATATTTGTGAGGTGATGGAATAGCTGTAACCGTTGACAATCTGGAAATAAGGGCAACAGGTAATGAGGCGAACGCAACCGCAAGCATAGACAGGCTGATATCGCGTCTTGAAAGTTTGCAGGCTACAGCGGACGCAACTACAGCAGCTCTTTCAAGGATTGGAACAGGTGCAGGCAGTCCCGCGCTTGGCAACATTTCAAATAATTTTAACACGGTTATAAACAATCTGTTTAATAATCAGAGAATTAACAATATAACTGACAGCTTCAACGACTTATCGCGTACGACTTTTAATAGTCAGTACATCGGCGCAGTTAATAATACAGCAAACGCGGTGTATAACTATGGACGAGCTCTCGGTCAGGCAACCGAGAATGTTCAGCGTCATGCTAACCATACGCGTACTCTTTTTCACCGCCTCGCAACGACCGTAGGTCAGTTCTATATCCTTTATATGGCGGTCAAGAAGGTCGCTAACATCTACGCTGAGTGGTACACAAAGAGCAACGACTTCATAGAAAATATGAACTTGTTTGAAGTCACGATGCG